ACCATTTCCGGTTCGATGCCTGACGCATCCGACAGGGTGAGCGTGGTGGCGGAATCGCCAAGCCGCCCTGTCACCGTCTTGATGATGGTCTCGCTCCTGTCCGCGAATCTGTACGCACACCTGTACTTGCCCCGCATTGCAGGACGCATGACGGGAGTTAGCTGCGCGGACTGTGCGCTGGTGTACAACTCCGGAGATGAGGTGTAGCCAGAACCGGGGTCGAGAATCTGAAGCGACTCGATCCGACCATCCACTACGGTTGGCTGCACAGACAAGCCGTATCCCGTGCCGCCGCCACGCACAGAAATGGTTGGGGCGGCGAAGTAGTTTCGCCCCTTGTTGAGGATCGTGATGGACGCTATCGAGCCTGTGCTGGCTGCCGAAAGCGTGCTGACAACCTCGGCTGTCCACGTAATGGTTTGGGCCGCGACAGCAGATGAAACCTCACCAGACTGCGCCCGCTTCAAGAGCGTGATCGAGCCAGTGGACCCGCTGGCGTAGCCGGACCCGGGGATAGAAACCTGTGCGGGCGTGACAAGAAAGCTGGGAGGTCCGTGAGGCGTGTTCGTGTCTGGCGTGTTGGCTCTCAATCGAAACTCAACAAAGCGATTGCCAGCTTCGTAGAGGCTATGGCCGCGCCGTACAGAGTCTTCGACAACAGCAGTGTTGTAGTCCGTGTACTGGGCGTACGCATTAGCCTGATAGATGCGAAACGCAAACAAGGTTGCGTTCTGCCATCCGCTGCCGGGGTCGGTGATCGTCACTGCTCCAGCGTCGAGCGTTCCGCCTTCCGGAACGATGTCCACGATGGGGCGCGGCACGTTGGTGCCCGGCACCCACCATCGGCGGCGATCCGCTCGTGCTTCCTTGACCGTGGTTGGAAGGCAGTTCGCTCCTTCTGCCACCCACGTCTCTGGGCATTCGCGTAGGTAGAGCTTCACCTCTGGTGCCACAGCGTCAGGGAGATCATCGTAGTCTTCGTAGACGGTCGCGAGTTTGGACAGCCCAAGGTTCTTTACGGTCTTCGCCCGGCGTGTGGGGCGCAGCCGGAACTTCAGCACCTTCGCGAAGCTCTCGGTTCCAGCGATAGGCTCGTTCGTTACCTCAACATCGGCGCGAGTCCACTGACTCAAGTCGTTGGAATACACGCCCGTGCAGAACCAGACGCTGATCTTTGAGTAGTCAGGCCAGTACACGTCGGCGCGCCGCCCTCCAACAGACCCAGAGAAGCCTCGGACGAAGCGAGAGCCGCTGGCCTGCAATCCGCCGTACCGTGCGTTCTCTGCACTTCCCTTGGTGTTGAAGTCAGACCCAGACCAAAACTCGCCATAGAGGTATGGCGAGTAGGTGCCGTTCTCGTTCTTGTTCCTCTGGAAGTTCTGGTTGGTCAGGGCGATAGACGAGTTGGATGCGGTGTTGAGACCGAAGCCAAGAGGAGTCGGACTGAACTCCAGCGTGGCCTGAGCGTCCTTGCCAGAAGATGACGAGGCCAGCGGGATCGTGGCGTAAAACCTGCGGCGGGCAGAGTCATACTCGGCAGGTGCCTGAGCAATTGAAGCCGCCCTCTTGAAGGTGGCTTCATAGTACGTGTTCGCAACAGGGGCGAACGTGCTATGCGACAGGGTGACCGTGCGAGCCGTGGTGTCCACGGCAGTCACCGTCACCGTGGTCGTGGTGAACGGCGCGGCACTTGGGTACACCGTTACGATGTCGCCAACTGCGATGGCAGTCACGCTGGCGAGCGTCATCGTCGCTCCGCTGCTGGCCACAACCTTCTCTTTGGCGGCGATAGGCTGCGAGCGGTACAGAATGCTGTTGCCCGTTGTGCCGTTTGTCGCTCCGTAGGTCTCTGTCGAGATAGCCGCAGTTCCGGTAATCGTTCCGGAGTCCGTGTCAGAGAACCCCTCGATGGTTCTCGCACTTGCGCTTACGTTGCCCTTCGCACGAAAGCCCGTGCCTATCTTGGTGGACGATACAGCAATTGACGGAGTGGTCTTGTAGTTGGACCCACCATCAACAATGCTGACTCCAATGACGTTGCCGGATTGCACCAGTGCCTTCAGCTTGGCCGGGCGATCTGGGGTGCCACCAACAATCGTTAGCTCGGGCGGTTCGTAGTAAGACCCGCCACCGCTGCGAACATCGACGCCTTCGATAAAGAACCCGCCACCGGACGGCAGCACAGACGGGGCCGATGTCGGGGGGTCGAGGCCCATGTCCAACGCGACGTTGGCAAGGTCGGTGGGGCGGTAAATCTTCGGCCGCATGCCGTGGCCGAAGAACATGAACATCCTGCCGTGCCGGTCCTCCGACACGGACATGTTGGAAATGCTCGTCAGACCATCGGGAGAAATAGGGAGCGTGGCAATGACGCGAGACTGGTATGCCTCGATCCGCCGGATCATCCACACGTACTCATACAGCGACTCTCTCGCAGCCAGCTGCGCCGCCGTTAGCTCCCGCTCGATCAGAACCTTCTGGAGCCACAGGAAGTCAGATGGATTGCCCAGTATGGTGGCCCGGCGGTAGATGCCGTAGATAGCTTCGTCATCGTACTTGCCGTAGATTTTCACCAGTCCCTTGCGGGCGATCAGCATGCCGGGGCGGCGGGCCTGCAAGTTGTTGAGCGTGCGAAGCTCACCCGGCCGCAGTAGATACTGCGAAGCATCTTCGTTGTATCCAAGCCACTGGCGTATTTTCATTCGATATCAGGCGCAAGTTGCGAGTGCCATCCCATCGAGCGGGGCGTTGGATAATGCGTGGAGATTGGGCGACCGGATCGCGGCGCAACCACGTCGTTTTCCATCGCAATGCGAAGGTCTCGGTTGAATGCAGCCATAGCCGCGTCCGCAGGCTTACCTGCCACGCGGGCGTACCACATCTCGCACGCACTAAGGATCGCGGTGTACATCTGCGGAGAGGCGTCAATCGGGTGCGTGATCGCGTACTTAGTCTTTGCCGGAAGCTCCAGTGCATCGCTGGTGTATAGCGTGCTGGCGTCAATAGTTTCGCCATTGTTAGATGTCCCTCCGACTACGCCGCCGTCAAGGGACACGTCGCTATAGCTGTCTGTGTGCGGGAACCCATGAGTCGGCATGACTGCGCCAACAACGAGCTTGGTGGGCGACAACCATGCTTCGATTCGTCGCTCGACCACATACGGCACAGTTGATCCCTGTGGGTCGGCATCCATCCCAGCTGCGCCGAAGCGAATGAAGGCACCTGCCGAATCCTGCGGGAAAGCAGTGCCGTCGCCAATAACCGTGGGGCGAGAACTTGGGAACGAGAGCGACACTGTGCCTTGTCGGCACAGCCGCTCGTAACCCATGTATTTGATCGGCGCGGGCCTAATGCGGTAGGAGTAGTGAACCACCGTTGCGTTGGTAGGCACTCCAACAAAGCGAATCTGATACCTGTTTGGGTCAGTATCAGACTTCATCACCGTGTAGTAGTACGGCTCCCCTGCGCCACGGGTGTTGATTTCAAGCCTCTGCCACTCCTGTGGCGTAAGGTAGCAGTGCAAAGTACCGACAGTGTTTGTGACGAGCGTGTCGATGTCTTTGAGATCGAGCGGCAGGTCGTAGTAGGTTTGGGGCTGGATGACGGCATCGCTGGCGGACTGGTTTGCTGCCACGTCCACCGTGACAGCATTCCCAGAGACAGATGCGATCCGCACGGGTGTTGGGAAGTACGATGCCGAGATGTTCACCATCCGCCCGGGGACAAAGCCTTCTGCGCTGGCGACGTTGATGACATTGCTACCAGCGGTGATCGTTCCCGGTGTGCTGATCTGGTTCGTCGTAAACGATCCCGTGCGTGTGTGCCATAGCCAATTCCGGCACTGCATGACTTCCCGCACGCCGTGGATGACAGCCTGCCGCACAGCGTGGTGTTCCCCGTCCTGCGCGCCGCCGCCAGTGGACGCGAGAATGTAGGCAACAATGTCCTGCGCAGTGTTCATCTGCCTTTTCTCTTGCGTCCGTATTTGCTGACTACCAACTCACGCAACTCACCCTTTTTCATGGTCGGGTGGAGCTTCTTCTCGACCCGCATCATTTCCCGCGTCAGACGCTCGCTAAGAGGTGTGGATTCTGGGCGTGGCTGCGGGATGCCTTGGTGCTGCACGGCCCCGGTCACTGTCAGGTTGCGCATCGCCGCAACCTTTTTCACTTCCGCAACGCTGTCGATCCACGCCCCCGGGTCGGCTGCGCCACGCTTGTCCGCTAGGCCAGAGCAATAGTATTTGCCGCTAGGGTTGATTCCGGCCTTTCTGGCGTCGGCAAGCATTTTCTTTGCCTGATCGGGCGGCATCTGGTCGAACTGCTCGTTGTTGTATCGACCCTGCATCAGGGTTCTGTCGGTGCCCTTCACGCCGGGCGGCTGCTGGAGAGCGAACATCTCTGCCGCGCGAGGCTGCACGCCCGCCACGATCATTCTTCGATAGTGCGCCTGCACGTCTGGTGCCGCCGCCTTGATGTCCCACGGAAGATCGTCGCTGTCCATCGAGGTACTCCCAAGCTCGCTTTAAGTCTTCAGCCGTGTCACCCAGCAGACCTATTGCCCGGTTACACGTACTGCACAACAAACCACGCACTTTGTGTGTGTCGTGGCAATGATCAACACACAGTCTTCCCGATGTGCAGCCGCATATCTGGCACTGCCCAGAACATCGAGCGTGCAAGGCGTCGTATTCCTCCGGAGTAACCCGGTAGCGGGTCCAGAGGTTGTGCTTGCGCTTCTGCTCGCGTGTCGGCATTACGCCTGCGGCTGGAGTTCACCGGGAACCTGTGGGAGCGGTGGCCCACCCGCCCCCTCCGCTGCCTGCTCCGGAGGGGAGGGGAGACCGGGCGGCGCAGGAGGGGGCGAGGGCGGGGGAGGAGGCGGAAGAAGGTATGGTGCGGAGTCGATGTCGAGGCTATCTGCCCAGTCTTTCATCAAGGCGTTAAAAGGCTCGGTCACGCCAGTGCCAGCAAGGTTCGACAGGATCGGGCCGAGTGTCTGCACCGCCATCTGCATCTGCTCGACACGCGAGGACTTGTTTGGCTTGCGTGCGCTGCCTGCCTCGACGCGATACAGAAGCTCGCGAGTCAGGCTCACCAAGTCCCGGCGGCTGATGAACTGTGCCCAGCCTGACGCGCCGATCATTCCAAGCACCGGGGCCACGTCCTGCGGCTCAAGCAACCAGCGAGCGGCCAGTGCTTCGCGGCGAGCGAGAAGACTCATACAGTCTTCCAACTCGTTCGCCATGTTGTCCGGACGAATACTGATGTTCTCGTTCTTGATCTGCGCTTCGGCGGCTGATCGGAAGGACTGGCGGGTCATACCGAATGCGAGTTCGGACAAACCCGTGCGCTTGGCAAACTCGTCCAAGATGGCGGAGATGATGTCCCACAAGTCCTTCGTGACTTGCGGCATCTGGAAGACAGAAACGATGTCTTCCACTCTGCGGCCAAGCAGTTCGGACAGTTCAATAATCTTGAACCCGCCCTCGCTGGGAGCAAGCAGCTGCTCCTTGATCGTCTCGTCCGCCGCTTTTTGAACCGCCACGATGGTTTCGCAGCTTGTTGCAATGCGTGTCGCAAGAAAGCTGAAGCACCAATTCAACAATCTCAACTCGCCAATCGCAGGCCGAATGTGGCTGACCGGCCACGCATACCCCGGCTTGCGGTGGAATGCCAGCATCGTGAACGGCCAGCCGTGTGGGTCGCAGAAGAATGGAATCGGCCACGCCACGCGAGTAAGCACGCTCGTCGGCACACCAAGCTGCGGATCGATCTCCTCCTGCATGACTGCGGGAGGAAGATTCAACGGGTACTCAACACCTTCGCAGATGACGAGATAGCAATACTTGCCAACCGTATCGAAGACGCCCTTGTTCTCTTTCGGGCTATCCTTGAACCTGTCGCCCATGCCCGTCTTCGACCAAATCTTGTAGAAGGTCACCAAGTGGTTGGTGGTGTCCTTCTTCTTCTTCCCCTGTGGCTCCTTCCGCAGCGAAGGGTTCTGGCCGTCGAGGTGCTTCTTCAAGTCCTCTGGCGGGATGCCGTAGGTTGCGGCCACCTCGTCCAGCGGGCGAACGCACTTGCGAGCGCACCACAGCATGTCATCTTCGTTGTCGAAATCAGGGTCGATCAGGAGGTTGTCCACCGAATCGTAGAACGAACCAACCATCCGCATCGGCGGAATGGACTGGTCGCCGGACGTGTCAACGGTGACAAGCTCGGTCCAGAAAATACCCGCCCCCTTGATCATCGCCTCGTTCACAACCTTGCGGGCCTGACGCTTGAGATCGAGTTCCTGCGGGGTCCAGTTCAAGTAGGACTCGATTAGCTTCGCCGCCATGCCACGCTCTTCACGCTGCGCCTGCTCGGCCTTGACGGCTTGGATGATCTCCATCTGTTCGGGGCTGGGCATGCCGTCTGGGCCAAGCGGCTGGTCGAGGCCCATCTGCGAGAGAGGCAGGTCGGGCGGCTGCATCACTGTGACGGTACGCACCGGATTACGGTGGTAGATCACGGACGCGAAGATTTCCACCAACTCAAACACCTTGTTGAGTTGCATACGGAAAGAAGGCGGCGCAATGCTGGAGTTGTACCCGCGCTCACCCCGGGCGTAGCTGTCACGCCACATCCAGTTGTGGTCACCGTCGTAGAAAAGAGATGCTTCTTTGGCATCGTCGGAGAAGGGCTTTTTGTACTTCTCCGCTGCCTTCAGCTTCTTGACCCACGTCGTGGCTATCTGGCGAAGCGGGTTACTGCTTGGAAGACTTTCGGCCACTGGTTGGCTCCGCTGTTAACTCGCGGATGGTCAGGGTCGATGGGGCAAAATCCCACGCTCCCAAGTCCTGCCACCCGTGATCGTGTTGCAAGGCCGGATCGTCCCGATGATGGCAACTGTCGTACACCATCGAATACCCGGTCGGCGTGAACGTCAGGATGCTTATGGTCGAAGCACCCGGTTCTTTCATCACGAATCCCACGACAGGATTGGCAAAAGTCTGGTAGTCCTTGCTGAACAGCACGATGTCGCCAATCTTTGGCTGCGGCATTTTCCATTCAGTTATCACTGGCTCGTCCTCCGTTTGGTCCCAAGAATACATAGCCGGGACCACCTTCCCCCAGCCGCTTTTTGCGCTCACGCTGCCACTTGACCCACCACGGATCAGGCTCGCCATTTCGGATCGGCGGCGCGTGATACTTTGGGCGGTATGCGCAGAGGTACTCAAGACACTGGCACAAGTGAACCTCGCCCTTGGTGTTCGGCTTGTCTGTCACGATGGCCGTTCCACTAACGTAGTTCACCTGTTTCCTGTATCGCTTCAACTCACGCTCCAGATCGGGGCATGAGTTCCGCAGCACCCGCAGTTGCGGCGTGCCGACAGGGCGTATGTGCAGGGCGGTTCGGGTAGCCTCGGTTCTCGCCGGAATGTCATCACACCCAGCAAGAAAACTGGAGCCTGTGATCTGGCTGCGGATGTTTCTCGTCAGCAGCTGTTCGGTGTACTGCTCGACCGGGAGCCGTCCGGAGCCGATGTCACGCAACCGGCCACCGTGCGCGTCGATGATGAACGCATGGAAATGCCAGTCCCTGACCCGCTTGGCAAACTCGTCTCCGAAGATCGTGGCGTTGCACTGGCGGAGGTACAGCTGGTCGTAGCACAGCCAGTAGTCCCCGTTCGGCGGCACGGCGCAGAACAGCACAGCCGTCACGGCGTGGCCCGGGTCAATGACTGCGTAGCGGCACCAGTTGTGCGGTATCTGACCTTCCGGCAATTCGGCCCGGTCCATGCCGTGGATGCGGATATCGAAGTTGGGATAGCACAGTACGGAGTCGGTGATGAAGTCGCCCTCGGCACGCATGCGAAGCACGTCTTCGCCCAGAGCCGACCACCGCTCGATGCTTTTCTTCTTCTCTTCCGTATCGAGGAACGGATTGTCGAGCATGCGGAGCTTGAACTGCCGGATGTGCGACTTGTCTCCCAGTGCCTCTTCGCTCGCGTCGGCACGTTCCTTCAGACCCAGCAAGGCGTTATTGGTCGAATGGGGCATAGCCGACCAGCAAAAGACTCCCTTGCGATCAACCAGTCGTGCTTGAAGCTCTGGCACCCACCCTTCGTTGTTAACGTCCTCGTCAATGTGGGCACGGTCGCATTGAAAACCTTGTACGGGATCGCCTTCTGATGAGAAGAAGTGAATCTCCCAGCCCGTATGCAGCTTGCAATACTGCATGTAGTTAGCTGACTTCAGAACCCAACTCGTTGACTTCACCAGACGAGGCGGGATCAGCGGCGGGGCGGGCTTCGTCTCCGCCTTGCGGTGAGCGTCGTTGACGGGGTCGTACGCTCTCCACTCGCCAGTCTTCTCGTCTTTGATGATGCGGAAGGCACCGGCGCGGAAGAGAAGGGGCGCGCACACAAGACCGATGTGCTTCCAGTCCTTTCCGACAATGACGAGAATGCCTTCCTTTGGGTACTTTCCGTGGGGGTCTTGGTTGGTCACGCACCGCGCGTCTTCCACAAACGTCGAAAGGCTTTTGCCAGATCGGTTGCCACCGATGACCAGAATTTCAGACGCTCGGCACTCATGTATCTTCTCCTGATTCGGGTTCGGGCGGTACAGGCGGAGAGCCTCCAGCTTCCTGTCCCGAAGCTCGCTTTGCAGTTCTTTTAAGGAGTCTCGCTGATACTTCGTGATCCCTGATTGCGGCGGCAACTGAGGGGGGGATGCTTTCGGGTGACGCTTCTTTTTGTGGGAGCCGTTTTGGTTTGTCTTCTTCGGCATCGATTGTCACTCCTTTGAAGTTTGCAACTGCCTCCGCCATACGCTGCTCAAGCTCTTGCTCAAGCTCATCCTCGCTCCACAACTGCAACGGCTTCTTGGCCCCGCCGGACTCGACATTCTTGGTGACAAGCCGACACATGGTCTCCAGCAGCCGGTTACGGGCAGAGCCACCCGGCGGACTGTCCCAGTATTGTTTGACGAGGACGGCTGAGAACCCGCCTACGCCGCCGAAGTATCCAAACACACGCTCGACCACCTCGGCCGTGTGCGGGATGTTGGAGCCGCCATGCTGCGTGGCACGGATGAACGCATCCACGCCCAGCGACTCGACCTTCTGGAGTTGCTGCTTGCGCCGCTCTTCAGCCTTGGCCTTGCTGATCTTCTTGGCCTTGCTGATGCACTCCTTACACTCTGCCGTGAAATAGCCCTTGCCTTCCTGTACGCGCCAACGAAAGAAGTCCTGCGTCAGGGGCTTCTCGTTGCCACAGATCGAGCATGTACGAGTGTTCATGCCTGTAAAGCATAACAGCCCACCGGGTTCCCCAGCAGGCTGTCAGAGGCGTTTCTGATTTCAGAGTCCGATCAGATCGAATCGTTGATCAGGTTGATTCGCGTCAGGCCGACAGCCGCAGCGGAGTTGGCCCCAGCGATCTGCTGGCCAATCAGCGTGCCGGTGTTGCGAGTCAGGATCGAACCGGCCGTGGTCGAGGCTTCGACGCCCACACCAGCATTGATCGCAGCAGCCGTCTGCTTGGCCGAAGTCGGACCCTTCACCACCACCCACACGATGTCATCCTTCCGCAGCTGGCCGGTAAGGTACTCGTCCAGCACGCCGTAGGACGCACCAGCGGTGTGCGTGGCCTGCGTCAGGTAGTTGGTGAACTCGATCAGCGGATTGGCGGAGTCGAACAGGACAACCTGCCCGGCAACCGTCGAGGCGTCGTTCACCGTGGTGCCCTTGTACCGGGCCGCAACACAGTAGACGAGCCTGTTGCTAAACCTCCGCCCATCGCCGGTCGGGCGTACATCTTGGAACACCTTGACCTGACCAACCACCTCGCCGCCCGCGAGCGGAATTGTGTTGGCAACGTCCGTGTACTCGATCGTCTCGCCAGAGAGGAGCGTCGTACCACGCCGGAACAGGGGATCAGAGAAAATGCTGCTCATGTGTGGAACAACTCCTTATCAGTTGGTTTCAGCGGAGATGGGAGCGAGGGCAAAGAAATTCCTCGGACTACGGAAACGGAAGTTGCCGAGAGTCGAGCAGGCGTACCTGTATGACTGCGTTTCTTCCGAGAAAAATGGGCCTTCTGCGACCATCAGCTGATTCTCAAGGCAACGCAGTTCCATGTTGCCAATCGAGAGACCGTAGCCACGGCCTGCCGGAACGGCGTACTCGCTTGTGACCTCGCAGCCATCGAGGGTCGTCACATCGGTGAAGCCCATGGCCTTGAGACCGCTCTCCTTGGAGATCGCGATCCGCTCCTTGTCGTTGTACTGGTTGAGGAACTGGATGTAGAGTTGCCGATCCAGAACAACCATGTCGATCTGCGACTCCTTCGTGTCGTTGCGCTTGCAACCGTGGAGACCTTCGCGGATCGCTTGGACGCAGTTCACCCTCCAGTTGCCCTTAGCGGGCGACAGGCTGTTGAGCGAGGTCGCGTTGTAGTTGATTACGAGGGGCGAGTAAAAATCCACTTCTGGGTCTACAGGTACGTTCGGCCAGATGCCGCTGCCAGAGCCGATGCGACCGCCGCCGTAGAAGCCCAGCTGCGTCGAGAGACCGGCGTAGTTGTCAGACGGGAAGCCGTAGCGATCTGCCGTGTTGGCCGCTCGCTGATCGAACGCGCCACCGGCTTCACTCACCGTGCCGTTGTAGCCAAGGAACGATTCCATGCCGTGGAAGTCGTTCTCAAAGCCGGACTGATTGCCGTCACGATAAGGCTGGTACGACAGGTGCTGCTCCAGCGATTCCTGCAACCGCTCGGCCATTTTCCCTGCCACGTCGCAGAGAGCCTGCTGGCCACGGTTCTCCAGCATTTCACGACGGTAGATCGAATCGGTGGTCGTGAAGCCGCGCCACGGAAGCTCGGCCCGCTTCCACATGTTGATGCGACTGAACGTCCTCGGCGTGTCACCAGAATTCCCGGTCACAGGCGCGTTTCTGAAGCGCACATTCCAGTCGAAGCCTCGGCCAGACTGGTTCATGATCACGTTGCCGCTCGACTCCAGAGCAGCAAAGACCTTGAACTTACGAAACGTCGCCTCTTCAGTTTCCCGAAGATGGTTGACGATGGTCGTGGCAATTACCCGGCTCCAATCGGTGGGACTGGCCATGTGTTCAGTATCTCCTGCGTTTTAAAGCAAGCCTTCTTCTTGAGCAGCTGCCATCAGCCGCTCTTCAAAGGTCATTGGCTTCTGAGGGGTTCGTGCGTTAGTTGCAGTGGTCACTGACCTCTGGCTCGCAGTTCGCATGGCCTGCTGTCGCAGGAACTCCATGTTTTGCTGCTCTGCCGTTGGTCTCTGCTGTACTTGTGGTACGGGCGGTTGCATTTGCGGCATGGGCTGCTGCTGAATCTGCGACTGCCGAAGGTTGGCGAGGAGCAAGTCCCGTTCAACCATCCTCGTCGCGTAGTCCCAGCGGGCCTGTGCCCCGGAGATGCCAAGACTCTTAGCGTCTCCTATATATTTCTGGACCGCGATGCCTTCCGCAGAGACATTGCCTTTTTCGTCGTACAGCCAATCCTTGTTTTCCCGCTCCAAACCGGACACGTACTGCTCGTCCTGCATCCGCTGGAGACGCTGTTCAACGATGGCTTCCGCCCGCTCGACAGCCACACGCTCGACCATGGGGCCAAGCGTCTGCTCCGGATTGTCGAGGAACTTCTGGGCAAACGTGGCCCGGTAGTCCTGATAGTCCTGCAACGCTGCCTTCGCATCGAGCGGGGCGTTGGGGTCAATGACCTCGCGGCCGTTCTCGTCGCGGGTCAGATACCGCTTGTATGAGTCCTTGACCTGCGGCGGGTTCCACCAAGCGTGCTGCTCTGGCTGCTTGGCCTGCGCCTGCGGCTGGGAAGGCTGCTGCTGCTGGGACCGAGACGCCTTCCACGCTTCGTAGTCCGGACGGTTCTGGAGATAGTCCTGCGCGACCGGGACAAGGGACTGGTACTGCTGAAGTGCCCGCGCCGCTGCCTCTTCACGCTGCATGGCGTGGTACAGACGCTGGGCAATCGCAGTGTCATCCTGCCCTTGGAACTCTGGCATCGAGCGGAAGTGGCCCCAGACTTCCTGCTGCTGGGGCTGCTCGACCGGAGAAGATTG